TGAGTATTTTGTCTTAAAAGATTTGTAGGTGCACTATGAGCTTCAGAAGCTCTAAACGGAACAGCACCTTGAGGTAAATTCCATTCTATAGATGCGTCATAAGTACCACCTAAAATATCTTTTAAAGCCCATGATTCATGTTTCTTTAAAACTGATAATTTATCTTTCTTATTTTTTTGTTTTGCGACTTTATTTATTACTTCATGTATAAATAAATCCATTTTATTCACAGCCATTATTATTTCCTTCTTAAATGTCTAGCGTGTATTTTACAACCAATAAACTCGTTATAATAATCATCTCTTAATAACACATCGTTATCAAATTGTAACTTTGCTTCATAATAAGACATCTCGCCTTTACTCTTACAAAGTCTTAGTATTATTCTTTCAAATAATACCTCGTCATTTGTTTCTGCAAGGAATTGCAATTCTTTATTTGAACTGTAGTATGTTCTCCAATCAGATTCAACCCTAGTACGTATACGACGAGTTCTTTTAGAATTTTTAGGGAGTACCTTAGGTTTCCAAAAGTTTTTCTTACCAATATATCGTTTGTTATTATACAGATTAACGATCTCGTAAACAAATCCTTGATATTCTTCAGGAGTTTCTTCGAATACTTTATCATTATAAAACCATGCCATATAAGTATATATTAATCTTCTTCATAACCTAAATCTTCGTTATTCATTTTACTTTCAGCTTCACCTCTTCTGCCGCACATAGGACAATATTCTGGAATAGAATCTGCTGTTATAGTTGTACGTTCTCCACACTCGTTACACTCTAAATTATACTCGTCCATTAAGCCATTCCTCTACATCGTTAGGTGTATTTATTTCAACACCATTAAATTCAACGTGAGAACAACCTATTTCAAAATCATTTTTTAACCAACGTAATTGCTCTAATCCTTCAATTTTTTCTTCTTCTGGTATTTTTAGATTCGTATACGTTTCAAGTGCATGTCTACTATATCCATAAATTCCTAAATGATGATCTCCATAATCAGTGAATCCTCGTCCAAACCATAATACTGAACTTCCGTTTCTTATTAATTTTACACTATTTAAATTTTTTCTATTTTCTTCTGATATGTCTGTGTATACTGTCGCGACATGAAACTGTTGTAACAAGCTTACACATCGTTCTATTATTGTAGGAGTTATGTCCGGCATATCTCCTTGTACATTAATAAAATAATCATATTCTGACGATATCATATTTATCGCATCAGCACATCTTTCAGTACCGTTTGCAAAGTTTTTATCTGATACGATGGTCAAGTCACAACCTTTAACAGTATTAGAAATTCTAACATCATCAGTGAGAGCATAAACTGGATAATTAGATTTTTTACAAGCATCAACAACTCTTTGTATCATTGGTACACCATCTAATAAACACAATGGTTTACCAGGATATCTTTTGCTTTTATATCTAGCTGGGATTAATATTGCTACTTTATCCATGATCAAACTTCGCTTTTAATTGATCATATCCACCAACATATTTGTTATCAAAAAATACTGCTGGAATAGATCTAATAGTAGGATGTTTTTCTAGAAATTCCATTCGTGATATATCTTCACCAATTACAATATCTTTATATTTTACACTATAACTTTCTAATAGATTTTTCGCCTTAGTACAAAATGCACAAGGTGGATTTTTTCTACTATAAATCGTCACATCTCCATAATCAATATCACTCATTATATTTCACAACCTCCTGCTACACAAGCTAGTTCTTGTGATCCTATAGTCATGTCTTGAGTTTCGTACTGAGCTAATAAAGACCAATCTACATCTTTAGGCATATTATCTAACATTTCTTTATACTCCTTTTCTTCACAATCTTGATACGGTGCTTGTCTATATGTATGATCGCTAAAAGGTAAGAAAGAAACGCCGCTCATCCAATCAAAATGTTTATAAACCCATGCTCCTACTTCCATCCATTCATTTTCTTTAACAGAAATAGTAACAGAAGGTTTATGTTCACACCAATGTTTTTGATATTCTAACCAAATTTTTAATTGTTCAATAGCAGTCATATCCATTCTAAATACTGCATTTTTATCTACTTTCATAGGAAATGAAAATATAGAAGTATGACCAGGATTCATTACATCATCTTCTATAGGGAATCCTACATCGGCCATCATCTTTGTAAGGGGATCTTTTTTATCACCACGAACAGTTCTTATATAATATGGATTATGTCTTGCATGAATACCACTAGCGGCATCTGTTAATTGTGATACAGTCCCAGATGGTTTAACACAAGTAATTGCTGCAGATTGAGGAATGCCAATATCTTTAGCGAATTTTTTATTTGTATCAATAGCTTTTTGTTTTAATTCTTCTAGAATACCCCTAAGTTGAGCACCACCATTTTTACCATTAGTAATTTTATTATCCATAATACCAGTTAATGATACACCAAGCAATCTTTCTTCTTCGCAATTTACTTTCCAGTGTTTTGAAATATATTTAAAATTAACAAGAGTAGATTGAATAGTTCCTAAGATAGTTGCTAGTTCAACTTTTTCTAATAATGATTCTCTTGTATCTGTAGGTCTTATAACTACTTCAGATAAATTACAAAATTCTCTATCTCTTAAAATGATTTCTGAACATGGATTAGTTCCATAAGAATACCCTTCAGTTTTTCTTCTACCATTTCTTTCTGCTTGTTTTGTGGCTGATTCTCGATTGAATATACCTCTTTCACCAGATTTAGAATCATATAAAGATTTCCATTCGTCCATAAAGATTCCAATATCAGGAGTTTCTTTATATGCGGCTGAGTTATTAGCAAGAGCTCTTTGACTTTCTGTATTCCACCATTGCCCGGCTTTTGCATGTCTCATTCTATCATCAGATAAATTAGATAATGAAATAAGAGCTGATCTTCTAACTCCACCTACTACTACAATCTCTGCAATTTTACATACTATATCATGGCATTCAATAGAAGTTAATTTTCTTCCAGGTGCTTGTTTAAAAGTAGCTACAACAAAATTAAATAAACTATCTAGTGGTTCTGGCCCGGAAGCTCTTCCTCCAAATGTTTTAAGTGGAGCTCCAGCGGGTCTAACTTTAGATAAATCCCATTTAGGCATCTGTCCAGAATACAACATAGCTATAAGTTCTTTAAGAGCTTTAGCCCAACCTAATTTAGAGTCGGCTACTTGAATAACAGTATCACTAATAAAAAATTCTTCAGCAACTACTGGGAGTAGAGATACTTCCTGTCTTTCAACACTAAAGCCAACACCTGTTCCATTCATTAAAACATATAATATTTCATCAAATGCTTGTACTCTATTTACCGCCACATATGAACAATTATAACCTGCTATATTTTCTCTCTTTAATGCATCTCCGGCTGTCATTAAACATCTCATTGATGGCATTATTTTACATTCTAATACAGCTTCTTCTAATTTAGTTCTTAAATTTTTGCTTAATTTGTAATTATGCATCTCCATAAGATGCTCTTCGAAATAGTTAAAATATCTTTCAATAGTTTCAGTCCAAGTTTCGCGTCGACCCTTTTCAGGCATCCATCTTGAGTATCTTGAGAGATGTATAAATTCTTGATATAATGTTGGTAAATGGTTATTTTGACTAATTGACATTAGTACCTCTTTAGCTAATGGATTATTGTTTTATAGGATATAACTAATATATATTAGTATTATACTATAAAAATAAGTGATTGTAAATAAAAAAATTTAAAAATATTTATTAATTAATTGAATTCTATCTTCAGCAATACCCATCTTATCTAATTCTTTTTGTATTGCTTCTACAATATCACTATGTTCACCAATTCCTACTGATTGTTTCATATAAACCATTATATTAGTTTTAGCTCGTTCTAATTCACCTTCTGCATGTTTTACACAAGCTATTTTAAGTTGTTCTTCCACTATTTACTCTCCAATTTTTTAAGTCTTTCATCTAATTCATCTATTTTTTTAGTAATATGAGGATATTTGTCTCTCCAATTACTATACGGTTTTTCTAACCATTTAAAGTTGCACTTACGTACTAAATGATCTAAAAAATTATTAAATCTATCATAAGCCCATAATCCCATTCTTGTTGTCTGAAACCATGCTAAAAAAGCAGCACCAAATAAAGATCCTACTATAGCCGTATATATCCATAGGCGATCATCTGCCATTCGTTCAATCATATCCCACATATTCA